AACTAGGAATATGAAGGTAACGAAGGCGCGGTCTTTTACCAAGTCTTTAAGTTACAGAATATTTGGAACTCTAAGTTCATGGGCAGTAGTTTATGTAATTACAGGCAAGGGCAGTTTGGCTACGCTCATAGCATTTTGGGAAACGGTAGTAAAGATTGTTATCTACTATTACCACGAAAGAGCATGGAACAAAATCCGTTGGGGTAGAATTACATAATGACTACTACCTATCGTTACCTATTTGCTGATTTATTAACCAACGATTTACTCGGGGAACTGCCTCTAACAGGAGTGTCCTTTAACCAACAGTTAAATCAGGCTGGCACATTACAGGGGCATTTACTTTTATCAGGTGTGGATTCAGCAGCGTTAAATGTAGACGCCTCTACAATACCTGCCCGTTGCGCAATTTATGTAGACCGAAATGGAACCCTTGTATGGGGCGGGGTAATATGGGGTCGCGATTACAATTCAACAACCCAAAAACTTAGCATTACTGCAAGAGAGTTTGAATCATATTTTGAACGCAGACGAATAACCGCAGACGCGGTATTTACAAATGTAGACCAACTTACCGTTGCTCAGAGCATATTTAATACTGCTCAATCCGCTACAAATGGGAACATAGGCGTTATTGTTCCAACCGACACTTCGGGTGTTTTAATATCTCGCACATACTATGGTTATGAATACAAACAAGTTTATGGTGCGGTTCAGGATTTATCAAGAGCGTTAGACGGGTTTGATTTTAATATAAAAGTATCTTATTCAAGCGGTGTGCCAACAAAAACACTTGTATTAGGCTACCCGCGAATTGGAACGGCTTATTCCGTCACAAGTATTACCGCCCCAGTATTTACGCTACCAGCAGGTAACATAGTTGAATATTCTTACCCCGAAGACGGTTCTATTGCAGCCAATACTATTTATGGTTTAGGGGCAGGGTCTAATGAAGGTAAGTTAATTTCTACGCAAGCAGACGCTACTTTATTAACAGCGGGTTGGCCTTTACTTGAAGACCAAGCCAATTATTCAGATATTACAAACTCGGCATTATTAAGCGAAATTACACAGGGCGTTCTTGAAGGATTATCTTTGCCACCTACAACAATTAAAGTAGCCGTTCCCGCTTATCAAGACCCTGAGTTTGGCACATACAGTATTGGAGATGACGCTCGTTTAATTATTACCGACCAACGGTTTCCCGATACCTTAGATGATGTTTATAGAATTGTAGGATTAAATGTCCAACCTGGTGAAGACAATCCTGAACGCGTTACAATTACACTTACTAATACGAGCAATTAGGAAACTATGGCATACATAAACCAACCACCTGATTTACGGACTATACAAGCAGACCTAACTAATCGTTTAAGGTTATTAGAAACTGCCGTGCGATTTACTGCGCCTAATGTATCTACTGACCCTACAAATGCTCGCACAGGCGATATTTGGTATAACACTACAACAGGCAGTTTAAGAACTTTATTATCTGCCGTGCAAACTATATCTACAAGTGCGTTTGCTACAACTTTTACAGCATTACAAACATTTTCTCAGGGTGTTAGCGTTGCTAACGGGGCAACAATTACAAGCGGTAATTTAACGGTTAGCACAGGCAATATATCTGCTACGGCTGGAAGTTTAAGTGCTGGAACAACGGTTGCAGCAACAACAACAATTACGGCAGGAACAGGTATAACAGCAACAACAGGCAACATAACAGCAACGGCAGGTAATTTTATTGCAACCGCAGGTGGTTTGACCGCAAGCGTAGGAACGGTATCGGCTGCTAATTTGACCTCTACTGGCACAACAACCGTAGGCACTTTTAATTTTTCTACTACAACAACGAGCGCAACAATAGGGGCTGCGGGTGGCGCAAGCGCATTACCAGCGACACCGCTTGGATATATAACAGTCAAAGTTGCTGGCACGGACAGAAAAATACCGTACTATAATACCTAATTATTATTACTAATCTGAAAGATAATTATGACTACAAACGAATGGGCTGGTTTAGCCGTAAGCGTAACCACTTTAGTCGGCACATTAGCCATTAGCGTTAGACATCTAGTCAAACATTACTTAGGTGAATTAAAACAAAATGGTGGCTCGTCAATAAAAGACAAAGTTAATGAAATTGACGCAAAGGTCAAAAAACTAGAAACGCGATTAGACCAAGTTTATTTTTTAATTGTGTCGGATAAAAATGGCAAATAGCCAAGTAGTAAATATAGCGACATCACAAATAGGTTATGCCGAAACGGGCGATAACAGCACTATGTACGGTAAATGGTATGGGCTAGACAAACAACCATGGTGTGCAATATTTGTGTCTTGGTGTTATAACCAAGCAGGATTAGGCAAGAATATTGTGGCGCAAAATCCTAAGGGGTTTGCTTCGTGCGACGCAGGACTAAAATGGTTCGCTAAGCGAAACAAATTAGTTCCCGTAGGAGAGGCACAGGAAGGCGATATTGTTTTCTTCCAGTTTGACCAAGACGCTGAACCTGACCATGTAGGTATTGTTACTAAAAATTGGAAGCGCAAAAGCGTATTAGTTACGGTAGAAGGCAATACTTCGGACAAAGGTTCGCAAGCCAATGGCGGGGCGGTGTATGCTAAGAAACGCGCCTATTCCCTAGTCATGGCGGTAGCAAGACCATAAGGAGAAATATGAAGATTAAAATTGACGCAACAAAAAAGAAAATGATTAAAAGTTATTTACGCGCTGTAATTGCCTCAGCCTTTGTATTGCTTTTGGCTTTGGTTGCAGACATTCGCCCTGAACTAGCAATTCTGTTAGGCGCAGCCCTTGCTCCAGTCGCCAAATATATTGACCCTAGCGAAACAGATTTTGGCATTATTGCGGACAAGTCTTTAACTGAGATTAAAAAAATAAGCAAAAAAACTATTAGTAAATAAGGCTCATTTTTTAGAAACGCCCCGTTCGCGGGGCTTTCTTTTTGTCCTCTTATCGGTTATGCTTGCGAGGGAGGTTACGAATGTCATTAGCAGATAAGATTGAAGCAATACTAGTCGAGAAGAATAAACCTAATAATTATTGCGCCTATAAAGCCATGTATGACGCATTACCCCTCAAAGACCAAACAGCCTTAGATGAGGCTTGGAAAAAAGGTTATTCGGTAAATGTTGTTTTAACCGCACTCAGGGCAGAAGGTATTAAAAGTAGCAACGAATCAATACGAGCCCACCGTAAAGGCATGTGTAAATGTCTAAAAAACTAGATGAAATATTAGAAGATAGGGAGCAACAATATGGAAACGCTAGAGATAATTTCACTCGTATTGGCATTGGTTGGGGAGCAATTATTGGGTCTGCTCCTATTCCTGCTCACATTGTTGCTTTAATGTATGACTTTGGGAAAACAATTAGGTGCGCCGTAAATCCCGAAATAGAAGATAGTTGGCTAGACAAAGAAGGTTATACCGCGCACGGAAAAGAAATTAGCCGACATGAGCCTTAAAGATAAGTTTGATGAATTACCCGAAGGCATTGAATCAAACGATGTTGTGGAATTGCGCAAAGCCCTAATACGGGTTCAAAAACAATTATTAAAAACAAAACAAAAAACAGATGAATTGGTGGAAGCCACCTATCAGGCTTCGTTTGACGCCATGCTAACGCTGGGAGCGGTGCCTACGACCACTGCTCCTACGCTTCCCAAAAGCAATAAAACCAGCGAAGTAGCCTTATGGCATTTGACCGATTGGCAAGGCGCAAAAAGAACCACAACCTATAACAGCGAAATAATGAGGCAACGAGTAATAGAGTTTGCTCAAAAAGCCGTTCGCATTACCGAAATACAAAGAGCAGACCACCCAGTAAATGATTGTGTAATTATGTTTGGCGGAGATATGGTTGAGGGATTATTTAACTTTCCCTCGCAAGTATTTGAGATAGATTCAACGCTATTTGAGCAATATGTAAATGTATCTAGGTTATGCGTAGATGTTGTCCGATTTGCTCTTTCAAACTACAATAAAGTCAGGGTCATACCTGAATGGGGTAATCATGGGCGAATTGGAAGCAAACGGGATAATGTTCCTCGTTCAGATAATTTTGACCGTATGTGTTACGAGTTGGCTCGTCAATTATTGCAGGGAGAAAAACGATTAACTTGGGAAGATTGCCCTGAGGATATTCAAAGAGTAGAAATAGGCAACTACCGCGCTTTGCTTATTCATGGTGACGAAGTGGGCAGAAATGGATTTGCCTCACCTGGTGCTATTGTCCAGCACGCTAATCGTTGGCGAAGCGGTGCATACCCTTGGGATTTTAGAGATGTTTATATTGGGCATTACCACACACACGCAGAATGGGCTATGGCTAACGGTCAGGGTTCGGTTTATCAAAC